CTATTTCCAACCACAGGCTTGCTGTAATGGTTTCAGTGCGCTATTGAGTCCCGCCAAATCGAATGTTGCAGACACAGGGCTTTCGTTGTAAGGAGTTATCCTGGCGAACATCTTATCGGCTTTCACCATGGCTTTAACAAAATCAATATCCCGCCCACTGTAGAAAACGGCCTTGGTATCAGTAGAAATCGACCACCTTCTTTCCACGGCTTTTTGCTTATCAAACCGGTAAAGCATGCTCGTTTCTTCTAGCCCTAAGTACACATCCCAATTAATAAAAACTTCAGTTTTCTTTTCACGGCAGGCCACAAAAATCGTTGGTGTAACAGTCTCGCCATACGGAGTTCTGATGGAATCGTTGCTAGGCAGCATTAAAACCACGTTTTTTGAGTCATCAACCGGAGATGTTGTTATGTGAGTAAGCCATTTTCCAGGGTTTGGAGCTGGTTCTACTGCACCAGACGCAACTTCCTCTTTTGTATCTTGAGGAAAAAGCTTGTCATAACATGCTAATCGTTTAGTGCCATTTATTTCTGAGCGACATTCAAGGAGCTTTTCTTTACTGATCGCCTCGTTTTTACCAACCTCTTGGCTTGAAGGTGTGGTTTTGGTTGAACTCGCTGGTTTAAACGTTGGTGAGAAAAATCTGTCATAGCAGGTCAGGCGCTCTTCGTCCGTTTTTTCGTCAGGGCATTGATCTCTACTTTCAAATTTTTTAGCACTCTTCGTTCGTGTAGGTGGAATTGAATTATCGTAACAAGAAAGACGCTGAGAGCCATCCTCTATCGTTCGGCACTGAAGAACCCCTTTAAAGTCCCTTGGTTCCTCTTGAGCATGAGTAGCCAAAGAAACGGAAGCGGCTAAAAATGTCACAATGAAAACAAAACTTTTCTTCATGAGATCATCCCTTTGGTCTTGTAAGAAACACCAGTATTCCAATGACAATGTCGCCAATAACCCAAATAGTACCAATAGCTATCATCCCCAGACCTGCACCTAAAGCGGCCCCAGCCCTTTCCGCTTCCGATGTGGCGTGGTTAATAATCTCACCGGTGCCACCTAATCCTTTAAAAAGGGCGTAGATCATGAAGATATTAAACAGAATGAAGATCCATTTTATTAGTATCCCAAAAATTGAGCGACGCGGTTTTCTTAGTTGTTTACCGCAGGATGGACACCTCAACGCTGAATCGCTCACTTCTTTCCGGCATTCCGGGCAACTAACCAAAGCCATAGCAATAATCCCCATAGTTACTTATTGGTTTTCATTTGTTACAAAACATTTGGATTTTATCGGATTACTCTGAATTGACAAGAAAATAGCCCCGCGAAATGCGGGGCTTGTTTTATACGGCGAGGCTTAACTGTGCATCACCATAGTGGGATGATGGGAATGCATCTGAGGGGATAAATCCAGGCGGCAACTTTTCGCGATGGCCGCGCTTTGTTACCAGTTTTTCAACGCTATTCAGGGTGGTAAAGGTAATGCTGCATTCAAAGTTCTGGCACTGGTGATAATGGCGAACGGTGGTATTACTCAATGGGCGACTGGTGCGCGTTTTGGCAACGGCACCGCAAATAGGACACTTGAACATTATGGCCTCCCGGGCGGGAGTTGAACTCGGTCATATTATGGCCGCTAACCCTCACTTTCTGCAATCCATTCAGGTATTTTTGCTTCAAGCTCCAGCTGCGTTTTAAATGCTCCGTCGTCAATCGTGTGCGTGGCCTTCGCGATTATCCAGTCCTGATTGTTAATATCCGTTTTGAAGCCTGATACCGTACCGTGCATTTCCGGGTACAGATCTGCGCGGCCGTAGGCCAGCGTCATATTAAATTCGGCGGCGCCGCGTTTGAGCTGCTGCCACTTTGCCGCAGCTGCACGCTGAGCGGCGATCTCGCTGCTGTACGTTGTCCTCAAAACAAAAACGTTACCATCTTCACCAGCGATATAATCCCCTTCCCTCGCGTTGCTGCGCGGCTTCTTCTCAGTTTTTTTCTTGCGGGCTTTAACGGTGACTTTTTTCTTTTTGCCAAACTCCAGATCCAGCCAGTACGCCTGCACGCCGGTGTAAGCGTCACGGTCGGCGATGCGGAAGGAATGCCGGTCGCCACTTGAGCGGGTGATCGCAAACTGCGGCAGGGCTTTGCCGTTCGCGCTGACGCCACCACCCGGCAGGATAAACAGAAGGCTACCGTTTTTGATGGTGGCAATAGCTCCCAGCAGGTCGGCCATCCTAGTCAAAAATGACATATCGCTTTCCTGGGTCTGGTCGGCGTGGTCAATCTCGGCGCTCATCAGCTGCTCGGAAATCACCGGCGTCAGTTTGTAACGCCTGGCGATGGCCGACACGATGCGCTCGACCGTCACGTCGTGCCAGGACACCTCGCGCTTGACGTTGAACTCGTCCCGAAAATCCGCGCTGCGGGCGGTGATCTCCAGCTTGTCCGGCGGCCCCGAATGGGCGACCTCGTCAACGGTGTAAACCCCTTTGTAAACCAGTGGTTCGCCCTGCCACCCTAGCGATACTGATAGCTCAGCACCACGCGGCGGCAGCTCGATCAATCCGTCGCTGTCGTCGATAGCAATGGTCAGCTCGTCGGCCTCAAATCCGCGGTTGTCGGTCAGCTCCAGCGAAATAATGCGCGGATCCAGCTGCGTCAGTGCTTTGCCGCCCATCAGTATACTGAAGGCCGGTACGCGCGACAGTTCGGACTGATAGTCCTGGAATCGCTGCGCCCCTTCGTCCAGTAACGCTTTTGCTTTGTCGATAGTGTCTGTCGTCAGTGCCATGAATCTACCTCCGCCGCTGATGGTTTCATGCGCGCGCGATGCTGGCGATGGCTTTTTGTTGTGGCGGAATGGTCACAACCCTGAATGCACGACAGCGCCCGCTATCCCGGCGAAGATGACCGCGAACTCACTCAACATGATGGCGGTAGAGTATGACCGACAACTTTTTTCACGGGGCGCGCGTCAAGGAAAATACCGACCTCCAGACCGCGATCAATGACATTGATTCAACGGTCATTGGTCTGGTCGCGGTAGCTGAAGACGCCGACCCCGCCACCTTCCCACTTAACACCCCGGTGCTTGTGACGCGAGTTATCAGCGTACTCGGCAAAGCAGGTAAAACAGGCTCGCTCTACAAATCGCTGAAAGCTATTTCCGACCAGGTCAGCACCCGCGTGATCGTAGTGCGCGTTGCCGAAGCTGAGACCGGTGAAGGCAAGCCAACGCAGTCACAGCTGATTATCGGCGGCACGCAGGCGGACGGCAGTTACACGGGTATGTTTGCCTTTCTGACGGCGGAGCAGAAAACCGGCTATCGTCCGCGCATTCTCGGCATTCCGGAGTACGACACCGCCGAAGTGACCGCACAGCTGCGGGTTATCGCGAAGCAATTGCGGGCGTTCTCGTACAGCTACTGCGACGGCTGCGACACCATTGCGGAAGCGAAAACCTACCGCGAGACGTTTGCGGAACGTGAAGGAATGCTGATCTGGCCGAACTTCATCGCCTATAACCCGCTGACCGGTGTGAATGAAGAATTCCCGGCCGTGGCTTATGCGCTGGGTCTGCGGGCGCTTATCGACAACGAGCAGGGCTGGCATAAATCACTGTCTAACGTGCCGGTCAAAAACGTGCTGGGGATTGCGAAGGACGTGTTCTGGGCGTTGCAGGCGGAAGACTCAGACGCCAACGAGCTGAACGCTAACGAGATCACCACGCTGATTAAGCGCGACGGCTTCCGGTTCTGGGGCAACCGCACGACGGACGCCGGAGAATTTATTTTTGAAGTGTTCACCCGAACCGCGCAGATCCTGGCTGACAGCATCGCAGAAGCGCAGTTCACCACTGTGGATACCCCACTGACCCCGGCGAACGTGAAAGACGTGGTGAGCGGGATTAACGCCAAACTTCAGGCGCTGGTCACAGCGGGCAAGCTGATTGGCGCGGCGACCTGGTATGACGTCGTTGATAACCCGGTAACGGGCATCCGTCAGGGTAAAGCCATCGTTCGCTACAACTACAGCCCGGTGCCGCCGCTGGAAGATCTGACGATGATCCAGACGTTCACCGATCAGTATTACGAATCCGCTTTTGCATCGCTGGGAGGTGAATAGTGGCTATTCCTAAAAAACTCCGGCTGTTCACCGTCTTTGTGGACGGCGTGAACCATATCGGCAAAGTCCCCAGCGTGACGCTGCCGAAAGTGACCCGCAAGACCGAAGATTACCAGGGCGGCGGTATGCTCGGTTCGGTGGCGGTTGATCTGGGTCTGGATTCCGGCGCGCTGGACGCGTCAATGATTGTCGGTGGTGTGGTCGAAGAGCTGATCCTGAAATATGGCGGCGATATCGACGAAATGCGCCTGCGCTTTGTCGGCGAGTTTTACAGCGGCGGTACCAGCTCGTTACTGGAAGTTGAGATGCGCGGACGTATCACCGAAATCGATCCGGGTGATGCGAAACAGGGTGATGATACCAACCACACCTACGCCATCAAAAACACCTACTACAAGCTGTCAGTGGACGATAAGCCGCTGCTGGAAATCGACCTGCTGAACTTTATCTACAAGCGCAACGGGGAGAATCTCTACCCGGATCGCATTATGTCGGCGCTGGGCCTCGGCAGCTGATAACCCTTTTTACTCACCTTTAAGGCGGCCTGCTGGCCGCCCGGAGAAAATGCTATGTCCGTTATTCTCAGTAAGCCGGTTAAGCGTGGCGATCAGGAAATTATCACCATCACTATCACCGATACCATCAAACAGGCAGGATCATTGCGCGGTCTGCGTCTGGTTGACGTGCTGAACTTCGATTTTGATGCGGTCTCCACCCTGCTGACGCGCACTACCAGCCCGCAGCTGACCAGCACCGAAATTGCCACACTGGCAACCGGTGACTTCACCGCGCTCTGTGAAGAGATCACGCCTTTTTTGACGAAACCGGCGCCGTCCGCACCGAACGCGGCGGAGACGGGGAGCGAATAAGAGAGGCGGTATTTTCTGACGTCGACGATTTGATCGCCGACATTGCAGTTATTTTTCACTGGCCGCCCTCCGAGATGTACGGCATGGAACTGCGCGAGCTGATGGCCTGGCGCGAGAAGGCGGCCATCAGAAGCGGCAACCATGAACAGGAGGATGACGACGATGGATCTTAGTATTCGCGTTGCGTTCAGTGCTATTGATAAGCTCACCCGCCCGGTCAGTGCCGCCAGCAAAGCGATTGGCGGCCTTTCGGACTCCCTCAAGCAAACGCAGGGCTCAATCAAAGAGGTTGAGCGACAATCTGCCGCCTTCAACCGTCTACGCGACAGTGTTAAAAAAACCTCCCGCACTATCGACGACACCACCCGCACGCTGGAAGGACTGAAGCAGGCACAGCGGTCAGGTGCTACGCTGACGGACAAGCAACGCCAGCAGATGACCGATCTCGCGGCGAAGCTGGATCGCCTCAAAGTCCGACGTGATAAAGAGACCGAGAGTCTCCGGGGAGCCTCCGAGGCGCTCCGTCGTCACGGTGTCTCCCTTGCAGGTGGCAGTCAGACCATTGCCAGCGCCATTCGCCGAACCGAGCAATATAACCAGACCCTTGAGCGCGAACGCCGCCAGCTCGCTGCTGCCACGCAAGCGCGCATGCAGTATGACCGCGCGAAAGAGATCGCCGGCAGGATGCGCGGCGCCGGGCTGGCGATGACGGCGGCCAGTGTCGGGGGGTTCTATCTGGGCTCGCGGCTGATGGCGCCACAAATTCAGACTCAGGAGCACGCCTCCGTTATTGCCGCTCAGAATGGTGAGGGCGCAGCATCCGGCGGTCGCTACTCTCGCATCATTCAGAACATTAACGCCACTGGCGTCAGTCGCGATTTGGCCCGTATATCCGAGGCGGTGGCGGGTGTTCGCAGTACGCTGGGCGCACTCGGCGCGGTGGGTGACGAGGAACTCACGCGCATTTCCCGCAAGGCACTGGATCTGCAAGCCGCCCTCGGCGGGGATATGACGGAACATATCCAGATG